ACACCCTTCTTGGTGGCAGCCAGTTTGACCCTGTTGACCCTGGAACCGGTGGTGTTCTGCAACGACCCCTCGGTGAGAAATGCGAAGAGAGGGCCACGACTTCGAGTGATGGAGGTCCGAACGGGAGACATTACCTCGTCCGCTTGTTTCATCGTCGGTGCCGTGGTGATTTGGTGCGTGGTGGCTGCATCGATGTTGAGGAAATAACTCTGCAGACACGATTCATACAGCGACTTGGCTGCACCTCGAGCGACAATGAGATACTGCTTAGTCGTTAGGCGCTTTTTGATCACCTTATCGACGTACCGACCGCCGTGCTTCTCTGGATCCGGCACGTAAACACTGCGATTCACGAAGTAGTACCAGCAAAATATCTGCTCGGCCCAGAGTTTGAATGAATCGAGAAGATGCAGGTCACTTCCATCGGTAAGCGTGAGCTCACCTTCGCAGTACTTGACGAAACCCTCTACGGGATCCGGATCATAGTAGATGTTCGGGTTGGCGATGAGTGCGTCGATGCGGTTCATCTCCATGGAGACTTCCCGGTTGACAGGAATCTCACTTCGCAACACCGCATCACGGAATTTCCCGTAGTAATAAGGAGTTTCCGTGTTCGACAAAGCCATCGTCTACCCTCCCTTCTACTGTCCGACGTTGGTGAAGTGGTTGGCCGCCCGCCTGACTACGAGACCCGCTCCGACCTTTGCGGCGGCAGAACTACCGCCAGTGGCATAAGCGGTAGCAGCCGTGAAGGCCGCAGAGACCCCTGTCTTGACAGCCTTTCCGGTCGGGGTGTTCAGGAACTTCCGAACATCCTCGGCGGTCTTGCCGATCTTTAGGAGCTTCTGTGTGGACTGGAGACCTCGGTCGATCTCGCTCTTGTGAGCGGAGGTCGACAAGTTGTGGTACTGACTCTCCAGGTTCATGCGAGTGATGGCCTGCTGAAGTTCCTGGTTGCTGAGGACGTGAAGTCCACCGGCGTTGCTCGCCTTATCGACAGCCTTCGCTGCGGTTGACGAATCCGTCGATGGAGAGTGACTTGGTGCTGCGTCGAGCTGAGCTTGGGATCGACGAACGCCCCACTTCATGCCCTTGACGCCGTAGTGCTCGAGGACGTCGCCCATGGCGGCGCGGCCTCTTTCGATCTGAGACATCGCAACCTCCAGGTCATGAGTCGATAGCTGGAACGTAGGTCCGGTGTAGTCCCCGGTCCAGAGAGCGATCCGGTCGAAGTTCACCCAGGAAAATCCCGGGTAGTCCCGCGTGTCCTTCTTCGCCGGAGTTTCGGGGTACCCCATCGTCAGGTGCGGATTCCAATCGGGGAACTGATCCGTCGAAAGGAACCCCTTCGAGATAACGGGGTCGGCGAGAAGATTGCTCCGGAAAGTGGCGATGTCCTTAGACCACTTCTTGTTGAAGAACAGAACATCGGCGTTTTTGTCGCCGAGAACACCTCTGCTTACCACATCAAGTCCGAAGCGCGGAAGAAGAGATGCAGCATGCTCGACATACTCCGTGATGTGCGTCATCTCGGCGTCGGTGTACTGGTAGTCACCCAGATACAGAAGAGTCAAGTGAGGTTCTTTCTCACTCGAAAACTTCCGCACCATGTCGTCCGCTGAGGGGAGGGCAACGATCACGAGTTGGTGCTTGTTCACCACCATGTGTCTGATGTCACCACCGGTTGCGGGTCGGGGTCCACCCATGAGTCTCCCTCCCTCACTACGTTGAGACGCCATTCAAGTTCGGCGATCTGCTTGTTCATCGAGTCGATGACAAATGAGGTGCTCGGCGGATCGAACAGGAGGCGAACTCGGAGATAGACGTATGTCCGTACCGAGTTCATCCTCGTGTCCGTGACGAAGTCGTCCCACGTGGCTGTGGAATCTTCTATCACGAAGCCACCAGCTGGTCCGACGCCAAGTTGGTCGAGAACCGCGAACACGGAGTTGATGTGAAGCACTATGTCGACGTCGAACGATGTATCGCTCTCAGCTTGGCCAAGAATCTTCTTGACGCTGGTCAGTATGCTCTGTGCCACGTAGGACACCTCCTTTCATTTTGACGGTTTAGCGCCGCCTCTCGGCCATCAGACGGTTGACCTCGCGCTGGACAGTCGACGGGTCGTAGCCGGCAGCGTGGAGCTTCTTGGACCGCTGGGGATCGTTGCCCCACTTGCCGGCGAGAACCTCATCGGCGAGCTGTCGGTAGGTCTTGGGTCCCTTGGGACCGGTCGCCTTGTGGTCGTGGTGCAACAGCTCGTCGACCCGGTCCTGGACTGCCGTGGGGCTGTACCCGGCAGCGATCAACTTGCGGACCCTGGCGGGGCCGTTGTCCCACTTGCCGGAGATCACCTCGTGGGCGATCTGGTCGACCGTCTTCTTGCTGGGGGTAGAGGGGCGCGGGGAGGAGGGGGTCTTGGTTGCCGCAGACTTGAAAGCGTCGTAGGCCTTCTGAGCCTCGGCCAGGACCTTGTCGTAGATCTTGTCCATGTACGGGCCGGCGCAGGCGGTGGCCGACCAGTGGTGGTGGTAGAAGAAGTTGCTCTTGGAAGGACGGGCTCCGATGACCTTGAAGAAGATCCAGCCCGCGAGACGAGCGGCGCCCTTCCACGTGGCATCGGCGACGGTCCAGCCGGGAGCGAGGGTGGCATCTGCCATCTCGATGGAGACCGAGCGTTGGTTGCCCTCCACGTTGCCGACAGCCCAGGCGTACTCATCGACCTTGACGTACTGGGCAACGGCGCCGGAGGAGTCGACATCGAAGTGGGCCGAAGCCGGCCGAGTCTTCCAGACGTTGAGGACACCCTCGTGCGAGAGTCGGCCACCGTTGTGGTGCAGAGTGACCGACGTCTTCTTGTAGCTCCGGTGGGAAACGTGCCCCGTTGCCGAGAGCTGGTCGATCAGGTTCTTGACAGGCTTGTCGTAGGCGATCGTGGCAGTCACTGACCGGCCTCCTCATCGTCACCGGCGTTGTCGCCGTCGTGGTCGTTCTCGACGCCGTCTTCGGCGAAGCCCTCGAAGTCGCTCTCGGGGAGATCATCCTCTGAGGCGAATCCGGGGCCATCTTCGGTCGTCTTCTCCAGAGCGGAGTCGACGTCGGTGTCGTCGTGGTGGGCCTTCTTGGCAGGAGTCATTAGTTGCACCTCATCTTCGATGTGGTAGAGCACATGGATACCAGCCATACCCATGATCATCACCAGAGTTTCGTGTCGCCAGGCTTTCGTTCGACGAGTGGACGCGGAAGCATTCTCTCATCGCCGTAGTGAATGGCGTTGTGGGTGTTGTGAGTTACCGTGATCAGATTCTCAGGGTCAAGAATGCAAGGATCCCCGGACTCGATCTGCTGCAGCGTGATCGGGTTCAGGTGATGGATGGTAAGACCGCTGTGAATCTCGTAGCCCTCGATACCGAGATCGCATCCGTTGTCTCGGACAATGATTCCATGCCGAGCATTACGCCATTCAGTTGATCGATAGAAAGCTTGGTTCGCCCATCGGTCGAAACCGAAAGTCGATTCGCCAACTGTTCCCCGGAGGGCGAGGTACCGATAGCGCTCCTCAAACGTCTCAAAGCGACGAAGCCTAGAGTACGTTTTAATCATCCTCGTAGCCGTCTTCGAGCTCTTCGTCAGAGCGTCCTTGGTAGCCACGGAAGGCATCCATCGCCTTTACGTACATCGCTTCCAGACGCTGAGTAGAAGCCATGGCTTCGATCTTGGCCTTCTGGAGTTCGACCTCTCCCTCGAGGCGACGTTGTTCCAGTTGCTCTCTGGAAGAGCCGAGTTTCAGGTAATGGGTGATCACCTGAGCCGATGCTGAGCCTTCTTCGAGCTGTCGTTCAGCCAGCCTTTCGGCTTTGGCGATCAGCCGAGACTCCCGAGCCTCGGGAGTTGTGTCCGGCTTTCGTCGGCTTCTACTTGTCTCGGCAGAAGGAATACTTTTGCGGTTGACAGGCATGGTTTACAACTCCTTTCGGATGGGTTCATGTCAAGAAAACTGAGGCTTCGCCAGGGGGTTCCTCGCTGTGGCGGTTGCCACATGCCCAGAGCTGTGTGCGAAGAACCCCCGGGGAAAGCCTCAGGGTCAAAAACTTTGCCCAAAAGTCCCGCCGGGGATATTTTTGGT